AATAAATCATTTGAAATAGGTACTATTGCAGCAAGTTTCTTTGCAATTAATGTTTTCTCAGAAAATGCAGGTTTTGTGATTGAAATATCTTCACTTTCTCCCAAATATTCTGCCGTAGCTCCACCTACCATAGCTGGTATATGCATTTTTCCACCAACTAAAGTCATTGTTTGAGCGCCTAACTTCCTTACAGTTACTTCAGGTCTTAAAAGTTCTATTATTTCGCTCGCCCATTCATCGGGTACAAGAAAATGGCCAGTTCCTGAAGCTGCGGATATTGTCAAAGCTTTTTCTATTTCCTCAAATTCATTTTTCTTTGCCCAATTCAACGCTTTGTCTATATCGCCTTTCCCAGCTGCAACAGCCATAACATACTTAGTGAAATTATCAACTTTATCAAGTTTCATTTTCGACTTAAACATTTTGTTTTCCATCTTTCCACCTTCTTTCGTTATTTTTTCTTTTTCTAACTTTAAAATTTCTTCATTTATCATTTTTTGAATTTCCTCTCTTGTAGCCATATATCTTTTCCACCTCACTTTTGATTAGGTTTCTTATTTCTTCTTCGCTCATTTCTTCTTTCTCTTCACTATCTTCAACATCTTTGTTTTCACTTTCTTTGATTTCATTATTTTGTTCATCTGTGAGTTTTTCAGGTTCATAGCAACTTTTGAGCAAAGATAATAATTCCAAATCATCTTCAACATTGTAATTTCTGAATTCTGGGGGTTCCTTTTCAAATTCTTCATAATGTCTTGACAAATGATTGTAAACTCCACGCCTGTCTGCTTCTGGTATATTCACTCCACCTCTTGCTCCCATTAACGCTGCCATTGCCGCTGCAACTCCACGCCAAACTACTGCATGCTGCCCGCTGGCTTTGTGATGTGGAAGTTTGTAAGCTGATTTCAAATCAGAATTGTCGCTGTCTACCCAAGCACACATGATTTTCAAATCATCCACTTCTGCGTCCCTCACTTCTGCTGCACCATTCCATTGCTCGTTTTCGGGAGCTTTTGGAGTTCCGTCCGGATGCGCTTGTCTGTACGTTATCACGCCTTTCACTTCTTTTGTTTCTTTTTCTTTTTTCATCCCTTTCACAGCTAAACTGATTAAAGCCTCGGGATTTGCTGGTACAGGTACACAAGAGAATTCAAGCAATTCTTGTTTCAAATATTCATATCCTTCTCCTTTCTCTTCATACTCGACAGGAATGAAACCAACCGAAACTGCGTTCATATATCCGTTTTTGTATAGCTGATAAACATTTTCTGCCAACGGATTTTCTTTTTCTGTCGCAAACTTTGCTGTAGCTTTTAAACTCCCGTTTTCCACCCACACTTTCTCTGCCCTTGCAACCGGCAACGAATCATATTTATGCGCAAAAAGCACTACAGGATTTTTCAAATAATTGTCCAAAATCCACCCATCTGCTTTTATAACGTCTCCATCTCTGTCTTTTCCTTCAGTCGACAACACAAAAGTAATCGTTCTTTCTTCTTCATTTGCTTCTTCTATTTTTGAAATGAATTGTTTTCTTACCATTTCATTTGCCATTTTATCACTCCTTTCTCAATTCTTCATTCACCGCATCTTGCTGCTTTTGAAAAGCTTTCTTCAACTGTATTTGAAATTCTTTTTCTTCTTGCCTTAAAACAGAATCAAATTCTTTCCAACGTTTCACCCTTTTTTCAACAGTATCGTAAATTGCTCGTTGATTAATAATCGGTTCAATAGTACATCTACAATTTATAACGTTTCCTGCCGAACCCGCATAATCTCCAGGATACATCAATTTTTCGCCACCAACATCAAAAGGTTCATCCATATCTCGCACTTGCATATCCGCATCTGCATGAGCGTCTCTAACTCTTTCATCCATTGTTGCAAGCCAACGCTTTTGTTCCACGTTTCCTTGCTTGTATCCTTCATATGCTCCAAAGTTTGCGGCTCGTATTGTTTCTGTTCTTGCTATTCTTTCAGCTCTGTAACCTTTTGCTTCTTCAAAAACCTTTGAAATTCTATCACTCAACTTTGCTATACTTTCACCGTTTGCTATACCTTCTTCAAGTTCTTTTCGTAGTTTATCTCTCGTAGTTTCATTTATACCTTTTATAAGCTCGGCTCCGTATTTCTCAACAAAATCATTTATTCTATCAATTCGCGGATTAAAAGGTTCGTCAATATTAATTTCAAACAAACTTCGTTTTCCATGACGTTCAATAGTTTCAAGCCAAAAACTTGTTATAACTGAAACCAAAACTGCTGGGTTAACTTGCTCTAAAATTCTTCTCAACTTGTCTCTTGAAATTGTCTTCTCAACTTTCTTCTCACTCTTCGTTTCTTCTATTTCAACTTTCATTTTTTTTTGTTCAGGTAACAAATTCATTGGAGTCATAAAAACATCGCCATTTTCAATCGGCTCCAAACCTTGAAGTTCTCTCCACTCATTCAAACTTAGACTCCATGGCGCTGCTTTTGCAACATTCAAAATGTATTCTTTATCTTCTGAAACAGGACTTTCATAATCTATAATTCCTTCCGCCTCAAACATAGGTAGCAATTGATTTTGAAGTACTGAACGAATAATTTCAAGTCTCGGTACTAAAACCCATCTTGCAAATATATCATTCGCTGCATCTATCGTAGCACGATTAGAATTTTCGACAATCCCCATAATTTCAGGTGGTACTCCAAATATTTGAAGAATAAAATCTCTTTCATACTTTCTCAAATCAACAAGCTCCATGCTCTGAAAACTTTGTGAAAGTTCTTTTATTTGCACGTTCCCGCTCATAAAATAAGGTTTATAAGCATTCCAAAACCCTCGACTTTCTTCAAGCCATCTTGCCTCAAGCCTTTCCTTATCTTCTCTTCGCAAACCTTCCGCTGAAATTATAATATCAGGTCTTGCTCGATTATAGAAAAATGAATTAATATATTTTGATGCATATTCATCTGCACCTAATTCATCACTCAAAGCTTGAGCTAATCCGTAGCCACGTTCATACGGATTAATAACGTCCATATCTCTAAAATGTATAATCTCTGTAACAGGTACATTTTCAAATTCACCTGACGGTAATCTAAGAGAATAATAGGGATTATCTACTGTAGGAAGGTTTGAAACCCAAAGAGGATTTAATAGCCAATAAGTAAGAGGTAAGCCTGTTTTTGTTTTTTCTATAAGCCAAAAAGCCTCACCTAATAATTCCAAATATATTTGCGTAACTTTCAATATTTCTTTTCCTGATAATACTTTACCATTTTTTATCAAAGTTCCGGCTTCTATAAAATCTATAATTTCAGAATCTTCTATTTCAACAAGTTCGCCTTGTTTAATCTTTTTATTCATTATTTTTTCTCGATATTCTTTACCCGAGCTTTTCAATTTTCTAAAGCTCTTTGAAGAATTTTCTATTTCGTAATAACTCCAGGGTACATCAAGAATTGACGTCGCTATTCTCGAAACAATAGCTCGCAACCAAGGAATTTCTCGGTAAGCAAGTAAAATATCTCTTCTCGATTTTGTGGGAGCTGATTTTCCTGAAGAAAAATTCAAAACAGAACCTAAACTTTCTACAAAACTTTTTTCACGTTTAAACAACTTTTGAAAAAGGCTAATAATTTAACCCCCCTTCAGAGTATTTCTACTCTTGCCCTATTCTGATATGTATAAACTGCATATCTCAAAGCGTCCATTGCATGGTCATTAAATTTTACAGGTTCGTCAAGTATTTCACCGTTCTTGTTTTCTTTCCACTTATACATTTGTATTTCTTTAATTGTATTCACACAGTCTTTATTTAAGTATATCATCTTTCTTTTCAAAAAATCAATTCCATCTTTCACATCTTTCTTCGCGGGATAAATATTGAAACCCGCTCTTGCTATTTCTTCAATCCTCGCTGGTTCTGCACTATCTGCATATATTTCTGCGTTCTTACTATAAACAAACGATTTTAATCTTTCTATCAATTCCTCATTCGTCAAATGCGTTTCATACAATTCTTTTGTTATATATATATTATCATCTTTCAATCCGATTTCTAAAACCACTGACGGATTATTATAGCCAAAATCAACTCCGTATATAATTTCGTCATACATTTCGGGCATTCTTGATACAACTTGATAATTGTTATATATCTTGTTCTTTAATATTGCATACCTCCCCAGGGTATATATTTGATAATAAGCCTCGTCTTGTTCTTTAAGGTATTCTAACATCTTTGTATACTCTATGTCAAGGAACGGATTGTCAAGGTAGGTAGTATGCAAAATTGCTATATCGTCATTTTCTTGCTCGAAAAACTGTTTCTGCGTCCACCCTGCCACAGGATTAAAAGTTAGATACATTTGATTAACCGAATTCGTCGCCCTTCTCAATCTGAGTTTCAATTGCAAATAATCTTCAAATTCAAATTCCGTCGCTTCTTCCATCCAAATATAATTGAATTCTGAAGACTTGATTTTTTCTGCATCGTCAAGTCCACGAAAAAATATTTCATTTCTCCTTGGTAATTGCAATACTTGCTCTGTTTTGTTTTCAAGGAATGGTATTTCAAGCTCATTCAATATTTCATGTATCAATTGCCACGTTGTAACCCGCAAAGACGGATTGTACTTTCTTGT